ATCATGGTCGCTGAAGGCGAAGGCGAAGAACCAACAGTGCTGATGTAGGTGCAAAGATGAACGGTTACAAAGACAACTACAGCAAGATCGAATGGTCACACAGACCCGTTAAAACGGAGAAACGGGTGTATTTGGAGTCCAAACGGTCTCATTTATCCTCGCCAATGGTTTCTGGCGACTATGAGACCTACGCTTGCCCAATAACCGGACGTCAAATCGAAGGTAAGGCAGCGCACAACGCCAACTTGCTCAAGCATGACTGCCGAATTCAAGAAAAGGGTGAATTCGAGGACGTTAAGAAGAACGGCCAGAACAGAATCAACGCTGAGATGGATAAAGCCATCGATAAGTCAGTTGACGCCATCGCAAGCCAGATCGACTTTTAAAAGGGAAAAGATATGTCGGAAACCACAGAAGACGTTGTAGAAACACAGTCCATGGATGATTTTATGGGCGAACAGTTTGACGTTCTGGAAGCGGATTCATCTGAAGAATCTGCACCCGTCATAGAAAAACAAAGTGCTTCGGAAGAAGCGCACACAGATGACGTTGTTGACGAAGCAACAGATAGCGACATAGAGAGCGAAGGTTCTGAACCTGATAATCAGACCATCACAGCCCCGCAATCTATGTCGGTGAAAGACCGCGAAGCCTTCTACACCTTACCGCCTGAAAGTCAGCAATGGATTTCAGATCGCGTTAAGAGCCAAGAGGCAGATTATACGCGGAAAACTATGGAAGTCGCAGAACAAAGGAAAATGTACGATAAGTTGGAACAGGCCATTGCGCCTCGCCGACAGCAATTTGCAATGAGTGGAATGGACGACAGCACCGCAATCGGTCAGCTTCTAGCCCTTTCCGACTATGCAGAAAGCGATCCGGTGGGTTTCTCGCGCTACCTGTTAAATCAGCGTGGAATTCCTATTTCTGCATTAACTGAACCCGGCGTGGAAAACCACGTCGATCCTCAAATGCTTGCCATGCAGAACCGTCTGCAAGGCTTCGAGAATCATTTCTCACAACAGCAAGCGCAACAAGAGCAACAAGAAGGGGCCGTCGTTTCGGGAGTTATAGATGGATTTGCATCTGACAATCCATTCTATAGCGAACTTGAATCCGAAATGATCCCGATTGTCTCAGCGTTGCGTGAAAGCAAACCCGGTCTAACCAGCGAACAGTATCTAGCCACAGCTTATAAAATGGCGGTAGCAGCCAATGACGAAGTTGCGGCCAAGATAAATGTTGATGTTAAGGCTAAATCTGAAGCTGAACGCATTTCCAAAGCCAAAAAGCAGTCATCGGCTGCTAAACGGGCGGGCGGAACGCGAGTTAGTTCAACTGGCGTGCTGCCAGCGGGTGCTGCTAAAGCTAAAAGTGTGGATGATTTTATCGGGGCCTTGGTTGACGACCGCATGACAGCCTAGACTAGAAAGGTCTAAATCATGGGCGCTAATAGCTCGTTTACCGAAATTGCGGCTCTGACATACCGTCATTTCAAAAATACTTATCTTGAAGATAATGTTTCTAACCATACGGCCCTGCATCAGCGGCTGACGGAAAAGGGTCGCGTTGATCTCATTTCCGGCGGCTGGGAAATTCAGGTTCCGCTTGATTATGCTGAAAACGGCACTTACCAGCGGTACAGTGGATATGACACGCTTGACATTGCTCAATCGGAAGTGTTCACGGCTGCTAATTTTCCTTGGAAGCAGGTAGCCATCAACGTGGTTGCTTCTGGTCTTGAAGTTCGCCAGAACAGCGGCAAAGAGGGTGTTATCAAGCTTGTCAAAAACAAGCTGAAGAACGCCATGCGTACCGCAGGCAATAACTTCTCCACCGACATCTACAGCGACGGCACCGCTGCCAACCAGATTAACGGTTTGCAGGCTCTCGTTTCGGATGCTGGCACGGGGACTGTTGGTGGTATTGTTTCTGGAACATACACGTTCTGGAAAAATATCCTCCAGTCTGCTGCTGCTCCTTTGCAGGGCGGTGCCGGTATTACGCCAAGTTCAACCACCATCGAGAGCTTGATGCTCCCGCTGTGGCTTGCTCTGACTCGTAATAACGACATGCCTGATCTGATTGTCATGGACGACACTTACTTCACGTTCTTTGACAACAGCCAGACATCCATCCAGCGTTATACAAACACGACCGATCTAAAAACCGGCACTACTTCATTGAAGTACAAAGGCGCGGACGTGGTATATGATAGCGCGGCGGCTGGTATGCCGGACGCTCATGCGTATTTCCTCAACACTGATTACATCGGAATTTGCGCCCATCGTGACGCAAACTGGACGGAAGTCCCCGAAAAGTCTTCGGTGAACCAGGACGCACAAGTTCTTCCGATTATTTGGCAGGGCAACATGACCGTCTCTAACCGTTCACTTCAGGGCGTAATGAAAGCCTAATCAGGTTTTCTTGCAAACTCTCTTTCCTGAAAGGAAGAAAAAATGTCTGACTATGAGATTACCAACACGATAATTGGAGCGCAGAACATTTCTGTAACTTCAACAACCCAGAATCATCCGCTTGGTCTAATCGTCCAAGCAGTTGATCGCGCCGACACCGCTTATGGTGCCGGTGATTTTGTTTATCTAAAAGGAGTTGCATCGACGGTGCTAGGCTCTTTTGTCACCTACAACGCCGACGACAATTCAACCGCGCTTTTGGCAGCTAATGCTATTGGCCCGACTGCTGTTTCTATGTCCATCAATGTTGCCAGTTCCTACGGCTGGTATCAGATTTCGGGCAAAGCAGTTGGAAAGTGTCTAGCCGGTTACGCAGATAACGGTCTGGTCTTCGCGACCGCCACGGCTGGCAGCATCGATGATGCTGTTGTCGCTGGTGATCGTGTGAAACTTGCCAAGGGCGCTTCTGCAATTGGCACGCCATCCACCGGCCTTGCTGAATTTGAGATTCAGCGGCCATTCATGGATGACGCGACTGCGGCTTAAACTAATGGGGGGTGTCTCGATGAGGCATCCCCTTTTTAACAACTAAAAGGGAAAAAAATGGTCGATATGTTAGCAGAAGAAAGACATGGGTTTTATGTCGATTTTGAGTTACGGCCAGAAGAAGACCGCGAGCAATCTATTGCTCAAGGGATGCCGGTCTATAAAGATGTAGAATTCGCAATAATCACAATGCCTGGGGGCGGCCTAGTGGTTGACAAGAAAATTACAGATGATCTTCTTCAAGAGTGGCGGCGGGGGGATAAGCGGCGCAAGCCACCGTCTCCGTTTGCTTTTACCGCATACGAGGCTTGGAAAGATGGCCGTGAGGCACCTGTAAATGGGACAGATTTAAAGAATTGGCCTGGTGTAACTCCGGCTCAGTTAAAAACCTGCCACGGTGCGACCGTACGCACGATTGAGGACTTGGCAAAAGCAAATGCAGACACAATCCGCAAGTTGGGAATGGGTGGTGTCGCTATGGCCGAGAAGGCCAAGTCATATCTTGCAGCAGCCGTGAATAACAAAGCTTCAGAAGAGGTTGCGGCTTTGAAGATTAAGGTTGATGATTTGTCTGAGATTGTCAGCCGTAAAGATTCTCAAATATCGGAACTTATGAGGCGCTTGGATGACGAACCCGTCAAAAAACGTGGAAGGCCACGAAAAGAGGAATAGATGTCACTTTTAACATTAATCCAAAACTCTTGTGATAGTATTGGCTTGACTCGCCCGTCTGTTGTTGTGGCATCAACAGATCAGACCGTCAGGACGCTTTTATCGCTGGCACAAACAGAAGGCCGCGAACTACTTGACCGTTATTCGTGGCCCGCGTCTCAAATAGAAAAGACCCACACAAGCCTTGCTGCCGAATTGCAAGGTGTTGTCACGACGCTTGCGCCCGGATTTTCTTACATCACTAGCTCAACATTTTGGGACCGGACGCTGACCCAGCCGGTCGTGGGGCCATTATCGCCTATTGAATGGCAGGCCCTGAAGGCCCGCACAGCCACCGGACCGTATTCTAGCTATAGGATATTCGGTGGTAAGCTCTACGCCTACCCAGCGCCCCCTGCGGGCAATACATGGGTGTTTGAATATCAATCAACTTATTTCTGCAAATCCAGTTCTGGGGCCAATCGATCAGCATGGACTGCTGACACCGATGTTGGCGTTCTTGACGAGAATCTTATGGAATTGGGTGTTGTCTGGAGATTTAAGAAAAAGAACGGATTGGATTATTCTGAAGACTTCCGATCTTACGAACAGAAGCTGGCGAATGAAACGTCCCGCGCAGGCGGGAAAAGGGTTCTTGATATGACGTCTGGCAGCAGTTCTATGGCAGGCGTTTATATTCCCGAAGGTAGTTGGTAATGACACCTGAACAAAAAAAAATGCTTGAAGAATTTGGTGTTTACCCAACAATTCAAGTATCTGGAGGCGGTTCGGACGGTTATTATGGGGGTGG